CAATTCTTTGTAGAAGACCATGATATGTTTGCTAGACGTATGCTTCTATCTTATAGTCAGATAATGGATATGTTTGATGATTATCTCACAGAAAAAGATAGAGAATACTTGCAAAATTATTATAGTGGTGCTGAACATGGAGGTAGAACACAGCTTCTTTATAGTAAATATTTTGAAGCTTATCCTGATGTTTGTGAAAAGTTTACTGATAAAGAACGTGAACTATTTAAGAAACAGCCTATAAGCCTTCAAGCCGAAAATAATAATCTTTGGGAAGTTTGGCATGTTGTTTGGAAAGGAGAAGCTCGTAGAGGTATTCTTACTTACATTAATGAAGCAGGTTTTGAATCTAGAAGAATTGTAGAAGAGGATTATAAATTTGATACGCAAGCTGGAGATTTAGCTATTGAGTGGGCATACGAGCCTCAGGTTTATGAAGGCTATCGTATTGGTTCTAGAACTTATGGAATCTATCCTATTAAATCTAGACCTGTAGCTTATCAGCGTAATGGTAAACTACCTTATAATGGAATTATGGAAGTACTTCCTTTTATGGGGCAGTTTAGCATTGTCAAAATTATAACTCCTTATCAAATCATGCGTAATATTTTCTCTTATCATAGAGAAATGGTTATTGCTAAAAATAAAATGTTAATTCTCCTTCTTCCTGAAAGTCTTGTATCATCTGATAGTGAAGATAGAGTTTATAGAATGGCTGCTGATGGTACTCTTCTTGTTGATGACAGTGAAGATACTAATAGTCAGAAGATGGCTCAGATAAGACTTCTTAATGCTAATATGGGAGATTATATCAAACAAATTAGTGAACTGATGTTTGATACTAAACAAGAAGCCTGGGATGAAGTTGATATGAATGCTCAACGTTATGGTGATATTGCTCAATCTGCTGGTGCTGCTACTACACAAGAAGCTGTTGCTAGGAGTTCTATGGGTACTGTTATTATAACAGAGATATTTGACCAAATGCGTCGTAGAGATTATCAACGTGACTTAGATTTCTGTAAACTTGCTTTTATTGATGGACTTAATGTAGCATATTTTGATGCTGATGGAAATCGTCATTATTTAAGTTTAGATGTCAATAGTTATATTTATTCTGATTATGGAGTAGTTGTTAAGAACGATGCTAAAGAAAAAGATAAAATCGAACAACTCCGTCAATGGGCGTTTAGTGCTGCTCAGAATGGCGACCTTGACATGGCTCTTGCTGCTATTACTGGTGACAATGTATCACAAATCAAAGCTACAATTCAAAAGTTTAATCAGATTAAACAGCAGCATGAAGAAGAGATGAAACAAGTTGATGCTCAGCTTAAAGAAGAAGAAATTCAAAATAAACTTCGTGAGATTGAAGCTAAAGGTCAACAAGACAAAGAACTTGAAGAACTTAAATTCCAACATGAAATGGCTCTTAAATATGTTGATGTTGATATGTCTATGTTGGGTAGTACTGGTGGTGATGAAGCAGAACAAGCTAAGAATAGATTAGCAGCAGTTGCTGAAGATAATCGTGCTAGAATTGAACAACAAAAGATTGATTTACAACGTCAGCAAATGCAGTCTGATTTATATAATGCAGCTGCTGATAGAGCTGTTAAGATGGAAGACATTAAGTCTAAAGAAAGAATTGCTAAAACTAATAAGAATAAATACGATAAGTAATAAATAATAAATAAATAATAAATAATTATGAGTAAGCCTAAAAGAACTTTACAAAACGCTGGATTTGATGAGTATGCAGATAGCGTTAGAACAGCACAATATCTTGATAGTATAAGACAAGCACGTTTTAATGACTATAAAAATATTATTGTGCAAGAAAGAAGAGATGAAGTAAATCGTAATAAGCAAGATGCTAAAAAATATGGTCCATTTGCTATATTTCCTATTATGTATAGAGGTGCTAAAGATATTTTCTCTGGTCCATCTTATAATAGAGAACGTGCTATAAAGGAAGCTGTTAATGCAGAGGCTGAGTATAACAAATTTATAAAAGGCAAAAATAAGAAATAAATATGATAAGTAACTTAAAAGATAAGTTAAAGGCTTTTATTAAAGCTAAACATATTGATATTAGTGAAGAATCTATAAATAAAATGTTTGATAAATATGACAAAGCCTAAAAGAAAAATAAGTCTTGAAGATGTTAGAAAAATTCCTGGTGGACTTGTTATGGCTCAAGCATTAAATCCTAAGAATAGATATATAGGTGGAACTCCAGAGCAAAGTAGAAATCAGTATTGGAGACAAGACCCTGAAATGTATATTATTACAGATAGTATTGCAAACGAATATAATCTTAACGGAGATTTACTTAGAGCAAGATTAAATGCTGAAGGTTTTACAGATGCTAGAATAGATGCTATAAATAGTTATATTAAAGCTGGTTTATCTCCTCAAGAATTAAATTCTGTATTAGATAGAAATACAGGAGAAGGATACGCAAATAGAGAACAAGCTCCAATATATTCTACAAAATATTACGGACTTGATGATATGGGCGATTATCTAGATAAAGGAAGAGCTAGTCTTATAAATGAGCGCTGGGGAGACTGGTATGTTACTAATGAGCATGGAAGACAAACTCACGCTGCTGCTGGTAATACTGTAAAAGATAATATAGGTCTTATGGCTTCTGGTCTTAGAATGTTTAGAGATAAGGCTAAACAAGATTTTCCTAATACTTCCGAATCTGATTTAGATAGGTATGCAGCTGCTTATTATAATAGAGGTGCTGCTGGTGGAAAACAGTGGGTTAAGAATGGAGCTAAAGGATATAATATTAAAAGAAGTTTAAAAGAAGCTGGAGGTTCTATTCATATTAAACCTTCTAAACATGGAACTTTTACAGCTGCAGCTTCTAGACATGGTATGGGCGTTCAAGCTTTTGCAAGCAGAGTTTTAGCTAATAAAGAGAATTATTCTCCTGCAATGGTTAAGAAAGCTAACTTTGCTAGGAACGCAAGTAAATGGCATTAATACTTGGTGCATTCCCAAGTTACTCGGTGTCCTGGTGGTGATAATGATACTATCCAGGACACTTTATTTTATTCTACATTTTGAAATTCATTTTGAGAAGGTCGATTATTGTTGCTTATTAATTAATCATAAGGCATTGCTACTTATAACAAAAACGATTGTAGATAGTAAATTGAGAGTGTTTTGGTCAAAATAGCTCCCCCGTAGAGAAGATATTGATTGCTAATAATACTACTCAGCTTATTAATAAAGATTATGGACTTATTAATTTTATACTACATTTAATGATAATATAATAACTATAGATTAAATTCTTTGTTAAATAGTTATAAATTGTTTTGTAGTTTAAAGTAAAACTATTATATTTGCAGTGAATTATAACAAATTAGTTTTATTAATAAACTTAATATTAAAGTTATGGCTGAAATTGATATTGATTTTGAGGGAACTGGTGGTAATGGCAATGAAGGTCAAGCCAGTGCTGGAACTCAAGAAAGTACTACTGGAAACGGTGGTACTAAAGAAGATGTTACCGCTCTTGGTGGTGGAGGTACCGATGATATTACTGGTAAAGATGGTACTAAGACAGGTGAAGAAGGTACTAAGACAAATGAAGGAGAAGGTAACAAAGAAGGTACGAACAATGGTGATGGAGAGCAAGATACAACCTCTTCTACAGGGGAGCTTACTCCAGGTACAAAGCTAGAAGTTGATGGAGATACTTATACTGTTGCTGACAATGGTGACATTCTTGATAAGAACGGTAAAGTATTTAAAGCAGCTGCTGAAGCTAAGGATTGGCTTTCTAGTTTTGAACAAGAAGAAGAGAATACTCTTGATATTAATGCAATTCAAGAAAGTCTTGGTGTTGAAGTTACAGACGAGAATGGTAAAGCTGTTGAATTTACAAATGATGCTACAGGCGTAAAAGCATATGTTAATGCTGTTCTTGATTTGCAACGTAAAGAAATTGCTGATGGTGCAGTTAATAAACTGTATGCTGACAATCCTCTTTTAAAGCAGTTCCAAGATTATGTTCAATTAACTGGTTCTCCTGTTGGATTCGGTGAGCTTCCTGACCGTAGTGGAATTACTATTGATAAGGATAATGTGAATCAGCAAGAAGCTATTGTTCGTATGGCTGCAAAAGAGTTTGGTAATATGTCTCTTAATGATAATTACATTAAGTATCTTAAAGATACTGGTGGACTGTATGATGAGGCTGTTGCTCAACTCAAGGTACTTCAAGATAAGGACGCAACTGTTCGTAAGAATATTGAAACTCGTGCGGAAGCTGCTCGTAATCAAGAAGTAAAAGAACTTAATGAATATTGGAATAAGATTAATAATGTTATTAACAGTGGAAACATTGCTGGATATAAACTTCCTGCAAGTTTTGTAAAAGAAGTAAATGGTCAAAAGCAAACTCTTACACCAAGTGACTTCTTTAATTATCTGTCAAAGCATACTGAAGTTGACGCTGATGGTAACAGGATTACTGCTTATCAGAGAGACCTGATGAATGAAAGTGAAGAAGATTTCATGAATCGTGATTTGCTTACTGCTTGGTTAATGTATACTGGTGGTACTTATAAAGATTTAGTTGACATGGCTGTTAAAGAAGAAGAAGTCCGTGTTCTTAAACTAAAATCTAAGCAGAATAGTACTAAGAAAACAGTTAAGTTTATTAAGCCTCAGAATAGTAAAGCTGACTTCAACGACATTCTATTAGGTTAATCTAAATCTAACGTTTAACAAATAGTAATAGTTATGTACAGACTTAGAGAAGTATCTCGCGGTAATTATGATGACAGAGGTTACTCAAATGAGGAAACTATTGCCAATCTTGCAATTACCAAAGCTGCGGAAATTAACAACGTTCTGACCTATACTTATGGTTACGACGATGATAGATTCCCGCTTACATTCTTGACTGAAGGTCAAGGTTCTGTTGGTGTTGTAGACATTGATACAGTTCAGTGGACTTGGAAGACCATGGGTCGTACTAAGTTTAATGACTATGTTGTGTGGTACAATACTTCAAATACTACTCCTGGTAAGGGTGGTGCTATGTTTGATGTAGAATTTGCTACCCATTGGTTTATTGAGCAGTATGGTTTGATTGCTCCTGATGGTCATACTCAGGTTCGTATCATGAAAGACCTTGGCCCTGGTGCTCACGGTGGTTATCTGTATAGACTTAAGCTTACTAATCCCGACCCACAAGCTTTTGTTGATACTACTAACAACTTAGCTGTTGGTAAGTATTGGACACTTAGTGCTCCGACTATTCCTGAGAGCTACTCAAAGGGTAACCGTAGCAACGTTATGGGACCTGGTAAGATGACTTCTCAGCTTGAGTTCCATCGTTATTCTAAGGAAATTGCTGGTAATCTGAGTAATGTTGTTGTGACGTATGAGTTTAAGACAAAGGGTGGTGGTACTACTAATCTTTGGATTAATGAAGAGATGCGTCAGCATGACCTCCAGATTCGTGTAATGGATGAAGAGCGTCTGTGGTTTGCTGAATATAACCGTCTTGTTGATGGTACTATTCCTCTGATTGACCCTGACAATGGTAATCCTATTCCTCACACTTCTGGTATGCAGGAGATTTGTCGTGAATCTAACTATGACACTTATGGAGAGACTCTTACTCTGAACAAGATTGAGCGTACCATTGGTGACATTCTTGATAAGTCTACTGATACTGGTAATATGGAAGTTGTTCTTGCTTGTGGTAAGGGCTTTGTATCAGACTTTGACCAGGCTATCCGTAATGATGCAAAGTCTGAAGGTTTTGTTACTCCTCTTGGTGACAAGATGATTGATGAGACTAGTGGCGGTCTTTCCTATGGTAAGTACTTCCGTCAGTATAAGACTGTTGATGGTCATACAATTACTCTCAAGACTCTCTCGTTCTTAACTAAGGGTAGCCTTGCTGATAGTGACCGTGCTAATGGTAACATTCATCCTCGTACTGGTCTTCCTATGTGTTCTCACCAGGCATTTATGCTTGATATGAGTACTTATGAGGGTGTTCGTAACATTCGTAAGGTTCGTCAGAAAGGTCAGATTTATCATCAGGGCGTTCTGAAGGGTCTTACTCCTATTCCTGCTTCTTGGGGTGCTGTTCCTAACAATAGTATTTCTACTACTGTTGATAAGAGTTCCTATGAGATTAAGAACTCGTATGGTCTGCAGGTGAACAACGCTACTAAGATGATGCAGTTGAAGTGCGTACTTTAATTAAGAATAAATAAAAGGTAATAACAATGGATACTATTAAACCTACTACACAGGTAAATCCTTCAAATGTTTCTGGAGGTAAAACAGCAGCTGAGGAAGTTGCTGCTAAGGAAGCCGAACTTAATGAACCATATATTGATAAGCGTACTGTGACTATTGCTCCTGTACAACTTTTCTCAGCTTATCGTAATGCTAATAAAGCTAGTATTGGTCCTAGAAAGACTGTTATTGGAAGTTCTATTACTTCTAGTCGCATTCTTTCTTCTAATAAGGGTGAAGTTGAGGCTTATTTTCCTGAACTTATCGGTCTTGCTCCTAATCATCCTGAATTTACTTCTCATGTTAAAGCGTATCTGAATAATATTTCCTTTAATGTAAATGAGAAAGGTAGCCCTCTAAATATTTCTTTCCATTATAATCATAAGAAAGATTATATTTCTATTAAAGAACAGGAAGCTAAGATTAATGCAAAACGTGATGCTGTTGCTAGAAACAACACTGCTGCTATTAGAGAAGCTGTTAAGGTTTGGGTAACAGAGATTAACGAACTTGAAGGAACTAAGTATAAGTATGGACGTCCCGAAAGTGTTGAAGAATATCTTATGTATCGTCATTGTATTCTATATCGTGATGTTGCTAAAGACCTCTCTTTAATTAACGCAGACAATACTCTTAGATTCTATATTCGTGATGAGGATAAAGAAGCTGAACGGGCTAAGAGGCTCATTGACGAAAAGCGTAAAGCTATGCGTAACTTCCTTGCTGTTGAAGCAAGTGATGCTAAGTGTAATGCTGTTTATGTGCAAATGATTATTGCTACTAACGGTAATGTAGGTGAAGCTCTTATGAAGACTAAGGATGAAAAGACTTCTGCTCTTATGCAGTTTGTTAATGAGAATCCTGACAAGTTCAACGATATTATTGAAGATAAGAACGTTGAAATGAAGAGTTTTATTGAAGCACTTATTGCTAGAGGTGAGCTTATTCGTCCGGAATTTAATCAGCAAATTTCTACTGCTGACGGTACATTCATTGGTAGTAACATTAACGAAGCTGTTGCTTATCTTAATAATCCTAACAATGCAACTGTACTCGAAGTGTTGAAAAACAAATACAAACTATTCTAATATATAATAGTTATGAATATATCCGAAATGCACGTTTGGTTTAGACAGTATGCTCAACAAATGGGTATGCAGAACGTTCGTGCTATTCTTCCTGAACAAATCGACAATCTTATCAATACATCCATCAAGGATACTATTGATGGGATTGTTAGAAATAATGTAGGAACTACTAACGATAGAACCATAACTGACAATAGTAAACTTGCGAATATTAATGCTCTCAGAACTTTATATAAGGTTAAAACTATAGATGTTACTAGTTCTCGTACTATTTATTCTTATAGAAATGAACCTTATGAGTTTGATTCTGACCAAATTGGCGCGGCTTTATATTTTGTAGATTTCTCTATTAAATATAATAGCGGTACTGCTACTCGTTGGTTTCCTATTCGTATTATTGATGATTCTTATCTGTCAGATGTTCTTAATGACTGGGTACTTGCACCTAGAATGAGAACACCTGTCATGGTTATATATAAAGCAGAAGATGCTGGTACATCAACTTTAGAAGGACAAGTTGCTACAGCCAGAGAAACTTATAATCAAGCTGCTGCTGATTATGCTGAAGACCCGTCTGCTGCTAATGCTACTGCTATGGAAGAAGCTAGGGAAGCCTTAGCCGCTTTAACCAAGGCTTTAGACCAAGCTGTTACAGCCAATGTAGAACTTACTAAATTTGAAATTTATTTTGGAGAGAATGACCCGATAGATGATATTGCTACTAATGCTACTATTGACCAAATTAGATGTTCTTATATTAAGAAGCCTAATAAGGTTAGATATGTATCTGATATTGGTGGTGATAATATTGATTCTGACCTCCCAGAGCAACTTCAAATTCCTATGCTAAAGCACGCTGTTGACCTTTACAGAGCATCTGTTAGTGGAAATCTCTTTGCTAATCAAGAAAATGCTAGAGAGAATCAGCGTGAAATGGTAAGAAATCAAGCTAGACCCGAAAATGAAGGTTATCAATCTTAATTTAAAATTATAAACAATGAAACAACTTTTAATCGTAAATAGTGGAAAGGCTCTTAATGCTGGTAGTTCTGTAACAGCTTATGATTTTAGTGGCCTTGACGCAGGTGCTATTTCGTTCTTTGAATGTGGTGTAGACCAAGCAGCCTCTACTTTGCTTTCAGGTCCTGCTACAAAGAACTTTGGTATTGCCCTTGGTAGAGGTGCTAATATGCCTGCTTTTGTTATTCCTGAGGTAGATATTTCTACTCTTGAAGTTACGCAGACTCTTCCTTATGCTGGTGCAACGTTTGCTGCTACTTTCACAATGCCTACTACTGTAGTTGGTAAGGAATATACTGTTATTCTTGTAAAGAAGGGTACTGTTCCTCATGAGCGTAATATTTTCAGCACTGGTATTGTAGCTAAGACTACTACAGCTAATACAGAAGCTACTGCGTTCCGTAAGGCTATTAATGATAAGACAAGCGATATGTTCCCGTTTGTTGCTACTGGTTCTGGTGCAAGTGTTATTCTTACTTGTCAGGTTCCTGGTGAAGATTGGGAAATTAAATTTGCTGACGAACTTTATGGAACTTCTACTTCTGCTCTTACTCATGGTAAGAAAGCTATTGGTGACAAGGCATATATTGCTGATTTAGCTCAGCGTTGTGCTGCTGACAAGGGCTTTGTTTATCTTGATGGTGAGAGTAAGGATATTTATCCTGGTTATCCTGAGGCTGTTGAAGGTGATTGGACTATGAATACTAGTGGTAGTGGTAGTTCTAGTACTACTGGTTATAAGATTTACAATCTCCATTTCGCAACTGGCCGTGTTGCAGGTAAGCAGGTCGATGAAAGAGTTTGGCAGTATGTTCACATTGCAATTCCTCTGACTAAGGCTGATGGTACTACTGCTGCTTCTGCTTTAAGTAGTCTGGATGCCATTCTTCCTGCTGGTGTGTTTACTGCATCTACAGCTCCTAAGGCAGCTACTACTGACGCTCCTGGAACTGGTTATCTGACTAAGACTGTTGCTGATACTCTGTACGACCCGATTTAATTGAGTAATTAATATCCATCATCTCCTCTACGGGGGAGGTGATGGACTTAATACTTAACTTATGAATGACTTTCAAACAATAAATGATATTGTTAATGAAAGTATTAAAAATTCTTCTTATTATACAGTAGCTATATCTAGTTGTGTTTTTATTCTTTATACTTTAATCATTCAACTTATTGGATATTTTAAAAGTAAAAGTAAAGATAAACCTATGCTTGAGATGTCTAAAGCACTTAAAGAAATGGCATCCAACATAGTTAAACTAAACACAATTCTTGATAAAACTTTAAAAGAAGCTGATAGAAAGAAACTTCGTCAATGTGAGATTACAATAGACATAGGATTTAAGACTTTTGCTTATAAAATAGGTCAAGAGATTACATCAATCATAGCTCACAATAATATTGATAGAAATAAAGAACTTATTGTAGGAAACATAACTAAATTAGTTAGTACAGAATATTACAAACTTTATTCTAATCTATCAGCTTACGAAATAGATGAAGTAAATGTAGCAAGTAGACTAAAAGATGAGTGGATAAAAGAGGTTGCTGATAATATTATAGCTATTGTTTATAACGAACAAGATGCTATAACTAGAATAACTCAAGTTAATAATAGACTAAACGTCTGTATTAGTGAGTATTCTACTTACATTAACAATAAAACATTCAACACATAACGTTTATGTTGTATGAACCGAGTTTAAAAGAGGCAATGCTTGATGTTCTTAATGATAGAATGTCAGGCATTGCTGATTGCATACAAGTTCTTTTAGATAATGGTTTCATTCCTAATAAGAATAAAACTATTATTGTCCAATGGTCATCTATACTTATAGCTGCTTATGAGAATATAGATGTTCTAAGTAAAGAACAACAAGACAAGTTAGACGTTATTTATAATAAAATACTCAAATTATGAATAACTTAATTCCTATAGAACCTGAATATATTTATACAACTATTCCAGCAGAATATGTTTGTGTATATCATCGTATTTTAGCTATGATGGCTGACTTCGGTGAAGAGATGCTTAAAGATTGTAAAGCTACTTGCACAGATAAGAATACTGGAGTTATAGAATGTTTTAATACATTTAATGCAGCGGTTGCTGCTAGAAAGCTAGGTAAGACTAAACTTGCTGAAACTTTAATTAAGTATATTAAAGCTAAGATAAATCAAATATATAAAGGTGCAGACAATTCTACATCATTTGTATTTCCTGTTGATGAGAATGGAGTTCTTAAGGCATTTGTTAGTTGTAATGATAGACCCAGATTTTATGTTTATGAAGAAGACCTTTATATGCAAGGTCAGGGTCATGGAATAGAGGATAATTATTCTCTTGAAGATGAAAATAATCCTACTTACAACAATCCTTTTGATTTCATATGTTATGCAGGAATAGAAGATAATAAGATTCTAATACATAAGATAGACTATTTCTTTAATAAGCTCCCCTTTAAAGAAGGAGAAGATGAGATTACTGTCGAGTACTATGTTAACGGTAAATATGTCAAACATCTTGAAGAATATACTATTACAGATACTATGACAGTTGCTTTAAAAGTTGTAGCCTATTATAAAGGTTATACTAATAATCACGATTATGCTTTAAGACTTGTTTAATATGAAGAATCAAATAGATGATTTAGGTGTAGTTGGTGTAGTTGTAGAAGACTGGGATATATCTAGAGAATATAAAGCCAAGACTATAACTACAGATTATTCTACATGGATTGCTTATATAAGTAGAAAGAACGTTCCTGCTTATACTCCAATTACTGATATTGAATATTGGAAACCTCTTACTAGACTTCAGACTGAACTTGCTTTAGATTATAATAATTTTAAAGAATATATTCTTGCTCAGTTTGGAACTTTAGATAAAGAAGTTAAGAGTTTCTTACATACTACTGAACCTGGTACTGCTCTTAGTGATAGCTTTGGAATGGACGAAATGATAGGTATTAATCAGAAGGCTATTACTGATGCTATCAATAAGATTTGGCAAAAGCTTGAACTTCTTTCTGGTGAAACATATCAGGGAATAGTTATGACTGTTACTCCTACCTATTTTATTGGAGAAGATGGTTGTAGAGTTCATATTACTGCAAGGACTACAGAGGCTAACGGTATATTTGAAGAGATTGCCTTGTATGCTAATGGTATGCTTCTTGTAAAGGATTCAAACAAGGACTATCTTGAGTTTGATACTTTTATAGACGAGACTACTGTGATTAAGTGTGATGCTCAAATCATGGGTGTTCCTTATACAAGACAAGAGACTATTGTTCATTATAATAGCTTCTGGCTTGGTGTCGGCAGTACTTATGAAGATGTTATGACAGTTGAACATGTTATTCCTATTACCAATGGAATGAGAGGTGCTTACGATGTTACTGTAGAAAAGGATGGTGACTACATCATCATAATTGTCGGTGACAATCTGAAAGAAGGATTTATAAGAGCTGACATGAATGGTATGGAGATTCCTATGACAGAGAGTACTGTTATGGTAGAGGATAATTCCTATACAGTATTCAGAAGTGTCAATGGGTTTATGGCTGGTACATATAATATTGATATTAACGGATAAATAATAATATTATGGGACGACCTATAGTAAATGTTGAAATAAATGGTACTGCTAATACAGTAGTTCCTTTTGATAATCTGACTGAAGTTAGTCAAGCTATCAAGGATATAAACCATGAACTTGATGGTATTGCCGTACCTGATGATGAAGATATTACTGCTAAAGAAGGATTCTTAAAACTTTCTGATAAAGAGTATAGTCCTGAGACTTATAGTGGTCTTGGCAGGATATATCTTCGCAAGAATATTATTGAAGTCTATGAAGATAATATCTGGGCTGTAAAGGAAGATGGCGATATAGCCTATCTTTTCTATTCTTATCATGGAACATTATATAACTTCTATGACAGATATGAAGGAGGTCTTGTACTTAAGAATCACCTTGTAGTCAAAGACAGTGCTGATTATGACCAGACTACTGCAAGGAAGTATAGTACTGACACTCTTGGATTTACTGATGAAGGTGGAGTTATTACTATTGAGCTTCCAAACGGTGAAACTATCACTTCTACAGAACTTAACCAGACAAGTATTCCAAGACTTGATACTCTTAGTAAAGTTGAGAAGAATGCTTTCACTCAGCAGATGTTTCAAAAGCAAATAGATGAAGAAACTTGGGAAGATATTGAAAATACTATTTATATCATTCAGTATGACTATGATTTGAATGGTAAGACTAT